GTGTTCTGCGTTGTGATGACTAGATTTTAGAGTATTAAAAAAAAGAATGCAAGCGTTTTTTGTGAGAGCAAAACATTCTTGCATCAGCATGGCGCAAGTCCTATGCTGTCGCACATGGACGCAAACACTATCATTGACGCGCTGGGCGGAACGGGGAAGGTCGCTAATCTTTGCGGCATCACACCTGGATCTGTCTCGCAGTGGCGAAACAAAGGAATACCTCTGCCGTGGGGGAAGTACTTGCGCGCAGCGAGGCCGAAGACGTTCATCCGCTTGGAGCGGGAAGCGGCCGCGCGAGCTGCTGAAGAACAGGTGATGCCTTCGACCTGAACGGGAGGCAAAACAAAGCCCGCGTCATCGGTGCGCTAACACCTCGGCGGGCTTACTGAGAAAGTGAGAAAAGTATGAACCAAGAAAAGACGCAAGGCAAGACGAAAGAAGCGGGGACAGAGTAATGGCCGGCGACTGGATCAAGATGCGAATCGACATCGCGGACGATCCTGCCGTTATCGGCATGGCTTCTGCTCTCGACATCACGGAAGACGAAGTGGTTGGCAAGCTTCATCGCATCTGGAGCTGGGCAGACAAGCACACGGCGTCCGGGTTTGTCCCGCGCATCACCGGCAAGTGGATTGACCGCTACATCAACCTGCAAGGCTTCTCTGAGCAGATGCAGGCGGTTGGCTGGATTGTCATTGCAGACGATGGCGTCACGTTTCCGTCATTCGATCGTCACAACGGCAAGAGCGCAAAGTCACGCGCAGAAAACACGGAACGCGCACGCGATTCACGTAAAAAGCGTGACGCATCAGTGAAGAATTGCGAACGTTTGTCACAGAAAAAGTGTGACGAAAACGTGACCAGAGAAGAGAAGAGAAGAGAAGAGAAGAAAACCAATACGCGCAGCGGCGCGTGTGCTGCAAAACCAGACGACGTTTCCGACTCCGTGTGGGCCGACTTCCTGTCGCTGCGAAAGACCAAGCGCGCCCCAGTGACTGAGACCGCGATCGCGGCAGTTCGACGCGAGGCTGACAAGGCTGGCGTCACCCTGCAAGACGCCTTGACGATCTGCTGCGCGAAGGGCTGGCAGGGCTTTAACGCGGATTGGATCAAGCCTGCCGACTTGCCGACAGCGGCGGCGCCGAAGCCCGACTGGATGGCGGGGGTGCTATGAGCCTCGAAGCCCTGAAGGCCATGCGCCTTGCCGGTAAAAAGCCGTCCGTTGTCTGGATTCATCTCGGGCACGGCAAGCCCTCGAAGTGGTGGCGCTACGGCGACGGAACGCCCGAGATTGTCCTGGCCGAAAAGCCCGAATCCGCCCGCGCCGACTTTCGCCCGCTGGTTGGCTGCGACGTGATCCTGATGGCCGACCGGGCCTCGCCTCTGCTGACGCAGATCAGCCGAGCACTGCAATTCGTGGTCGCGCGCCTTACCGTGGTGATCGTCGAAAAGCTGCCGCAGACCATCGGCCACGAGTGGGTAAAGGGCGCCGGATGGCGGGAGGTGGCTCGTGGCTAACTTCCTCTCCGATGACATCGACTTCGCCGAGTACATGGACCTGACGGAGCACGACCAGCGCGTGATCGCGTCAGGGCAATACGCGGAGGATGTGGTTTCGTACTTTTGGGACGAGAAGCGCGAGCGCGGTGATGTGCTGCCGTGGGAAAAGACGCTCGGCAAGATCGCTTTCCGCCCTGGCGAAGTGACGCTATGGGCCGGCTACAACGGGCACGGTAAGTCTCTCGCGCTTGGGCAGTTCTGCGTTGGACTGGTGACGCAGGCGAAAAATATGTGCATCGCCTCGCTGGAGATGAAGCCTGTCATCACCCTGGCGCGCATGTGCCGTCAAGCGGTCGGCGCGAGCAAGCCCGATCCGGACTTCATCCGCGCGTTTCACGAGGTCACAGACCGTTGCATGTGGATATACGACCAGCAGGGCACGGTATCGGCGCAAAAGATGATAGGCGTCATGAAGTACGTCGCAGAGGTGAAGGGCTGCAAGCATTTCGTGCTCGACAGCCTGCTGAAGTGCGGGATCGGGGAAGACGACTACACCGCGCAGAAGATGTTTGTCGATCGCATCTGCACCGTCGCCCGCGACACCGGGATGCACGTCCATTTCGTTGCCCACTCGCGCAAGGGGAAGGACGAGAACACACCTCCCGGGAAGATGGATGTGAAGGGAACAGGCTCGATTACCGATCAGGTGGACAACGTCGTGACGTGGTGGCGAAACAAGGCCAAGGAAGACGCCTCACGCACTGGAAAGCCGATGGACGACAACGAGCCTGACGCCATTTTCTCGTGCGACAAGCAGCGTAACGGCGAATGGGAGGGCAAGGTCGGTTTCTGGTTCGAGCCGGCCAGCCTGCAATACGTCGAAAGCCCTAACCGTATGCCTATGGACATGCTCAGGAGTCGCGCATGAGTGCGATTGAAAAGCTCCGCGCACTGGCAAATGTGGATGGCCGAGCGTCCGCAATCAATCAATTCCGTTCCGACTTCAAGCGCATGTTCGATGTATGGCGCGCGCGCGGAGAACTCAGCGAGGACGAAGCAATGCAGCAATACCAGGAAGCCGCGCAAGCTGTGCGCGACAACATGCACGACCAAAGCTGGATTGATGCAGCAGCGGCCCATTTCCGCCAGCTTTGCATCGACACCGAGCGCGATGACGAGCGCCGCGTGCGCATTGCCAACGAGGTTCGCGCCGAGAAATGGGCGAAGAACGCCGAGGACATGAAGCGCCGCCACGGTGGGAAGGTGCCGGTATGAAAACCGCTTTTTTCTCAATGAACCAGGAGCAGCAATACCGCGACACGTCGGAGCGCAACGCCCGTTCGATGCCCGCGCTGTTCTCGCACACCTACACCTGCCGCGCGTGCGGTAAGCGTTTCCCGTTGAGCGCAGGGCGAAAGCAAGTGGTGTCGGGCAAGCCGAAGCATGGGTTTCGGTGCCTGGACTGCTATGCCAAGCGCGAAGCGAAGAAGGGGGCGGCGTGAGCAAAGGGTGGGGCACGAGGTACGACAAATTCTCGGGTGAGTGGATGGAGCGGCAGAGGAATATTGGAGAGGCCACCGGGGTTTCCATCAAATTCAACACTCGATTTTGCGAGACGTGCAAGCAGCGCAAGCCAAGCGACAAAACCAAGGCCTTCAAGGGTTGGAAGTGTGCCGACTGCAAGGCCAAGGAAAAGGAGGCGGCATGAGCGAAAAGCGCACCTACAAGCTCGTATCCGATCAAGTCCGCGCGCACTGCATCGATGAAATCGCCCGCGCACCGCTGGGAAAGGTCGTCATCGTGCGAGACCCGACGCGGACGATTGAGCAGAACGCCAGGCTTCACGCAATGCTGACCGACATCAGCAGGCAAGCGCAGTACATGGGCAAACCTCGAACGGTCGAGTTCTGGAAAGGGCTGTTCGTGAGCGGGTGGGCGATCGCCACCGGCCAGCGCCCCGAGATCGTCCCCGGACTCGAAGGCGAGTTCATCGCCATCCGCGAAAGCACTGCAACGATGAGCGGCAAGCGTCTCGCGTCCGTCATGGAGTACATCGAGGCGTACTGCGCAATGAATGAAATCAGACTGTCTGCGCCGGAGGACGCATGGGGCTGAAAGAGCGCACATGCCGTTATTGCAAAGCCCGGTTCGTTCCTCCGGCTCGTCACCCTGGATTGCGGGTTTGCTCTGAAGGCTGCGGATTGGCGCTCGCAGAGAAGATGCACGCCAAGGCAGAGCGCGCGGCAGCGTCTGCGGCTCGCGCAGAGACACGCCAAGCCCTTGAACGCATCAAAACAAGGGGGCAGTGGCTTAAAGAGGCGCAGACGGCGTTTAACGCCTATATCCGCGCCCGTGACGCAACGAGGCCATGCGTCTCATGCGGACGCCACCATAACGGGCAATATCATGCTGGGCACTACCTTAGTGTCGGATCAAGCCCTGCGCTGCGCTTCGAGGAACTGAACGTGTGGAAGCAGTGTGCGCCCTGCAATAACCACCTGTCCGGCAACGCGGTTCTTTACCGTCGCGCGCTGGTCGAGTTGATCGGCGTCGAGAAGGTCGAATGGTTGGAAGGACCGCACCAGCCGAAGAAATACACCATCGAAGACCTGAAGGCGATCAAGGCCGAATACGTCAGGAAGCGCAAGGAGATCGAATCATGAGCTTCACAGAATGGCTGCAACGCAACGATATCAAAGCAGTCGCCGGCCGGCACATCGATCAGCCCGCGCCTGTGGCGAATGAGCGGCTGGCTGTGTGGC